TACCACCCTAGAGTAGGCGTGATAGAGCGGTACCGCCATCCTTGGTCCTGCTCCCTCCCGGAGAACACGGGTAAGACCCGGTTTCTTGCGAAACCGGCTTTCATCCGCGAACCCCTGAAGGTCAGACCAATTTTGATGGGACCAGCCGAGGAGTATTTTCAACTCTTCCAGCTTCAATCGTTCCTTTGGAATAACCTAAAAAGGTTTCCGACGTTCTCTTTGATTGGGGAGCCCTGCACCGATCAGAAGCTTAGGGATATTTATATTTCAAAAGCGGATGAGTTATTCGGTAAGAATTATATACAAAAAGGATACAAACACCACAGTGGTGATTATGAAAGCGCGACGGACAATTTCTGTCCTTATTTTTCGAGGTATATTTGGGAAGGAATTGATAAAAGGAGTTCTCTTGGGCCCCACCTGGCTCGGCTAGGCAAAAAGTGCCTGGTTGGCCATAGCATCTGCTATGACGACCAGAAACACCAATTGCTTAACCAGTCAAATGGGCAGTCCATGGGTAGTCCTGTTTCTTTTCCGGAACTTTGTATTTTGAATGCTGCTGTATGTGCTGTTGCTCATGACTTGGGCCGTAACTGGTCCGACTCTCCGGTACACTGGACTCGACTCCCAATGTGCATCAATGGGGATGACTGCTTGAACCTCTTCAATGAGAAATCAGAGAAGGCGTGGTCCGAAGTGGGCTCGGCGGTGGGGTTAACCCCTTCCGTCGGGAAGACCTACTTTTCGGACTGGTTCGCAGTAATCAATTCCCAATGTTACACGATTTTGGATGACGAGATCAGGAAGGTAGAGTACTTTAACTATTGTCTCCTTAGTGAGCATGACTCGAGAGGGTCAAGTAAACGTCATTGGAGTTCATTAGCGAGTTGTCTTGAGAAGTGGTACAAATGCACAGAGGGTAGATTAAAGCCGTCCCAAGCGCTCGGTCACTTCCTCACCTCCCACGGTGAACTCCTCAGAGGAGTCCCACAGGGGATGAGTTGGTGGTTACCCGAGGAGCTCGGCGGTCTGGGGCTAAGATGGGATGCTGAGAACTTACCAGACGTTCGCCCCTTCCAGGTTCAGAGGGCCACCTACTTACTCAATCACTGTGAGCCTAAGGAAAGGTTTAACCTTCCTTCCAGGCAGTGGGATCTAATCCCATTCGCCAAAAAGGCGCTCAATAAGGTGATGAGAGATGAGTGGATGGACCTCGGGGATCCGGAGGAGGTTGACGTACTGGATAGCCTCGCAATAAAAACTGGGATTAATGGTCTTTCTGGATTTTTATGGGATGAGTTTCTAAATGGCTCTGCTGACAGGCAGGACTTCAAGAAGCCTCAGCTCGACGAAGATGAACTTCAACGGGCCGTGGACAACTATAATTGTGCCGTGTTCCGCAGATTAGAAAAGTTAGATACAGAGATCGAGCAGTACAAGAAGTTACTACCGGGAGAGGAGGTTGGTTATG